TTCTTCTATGAGTGATATAGAAGTACAAACTGAAGCAATTAAACAAGCTGACGCTGCTGTCCGTATGACACAAGATAGTTTATTGCCAGAAGATAGAGCAGGTTTTCAAAACTGGAATCCTATTATTCAATCTATTAGTCAATTTACTGGTTATTTTAATAACATAGCTAATTTAAACAACAACCAATATCAAAAAATAACTAGGGATATTGGATTTAATAATAAAGGCAAAGGTACAGAACAATTATTTTATATGTATTTTTACAGCATTATGATGCCGGCAGTAATAGCAGGGATGATAGGTAGAACA